GCTCACCTGCCTTGCTTTCGTACATGTTCTGCATCTCTGACAGGAATGATTCAAAGTCTGGCTTCTCAGTGTACGCTACGCTGTTGTTAGCAAGCCTACGATGCCCTTCATGTCGCCACCAGTCTCCTGACTTAGCCTTAGCCATACGAGGGTCAGAGAGGTTAGAGAGGCTGATTAGGGCTGATCTACGCACACCGCCTACCACTACAATGTCAGCTATCTTACAAACAACATCGTGACACTCAATAGAGGTTAGCTTGCGTCCTGCTGCCTTCTGGAATATCTCTACACAGAAGTTAAACAGGTCAACCAAAGGCTCTGGCCCTGAAGCACGACCACCAAAGGTTTTTAGTCTAGCCCCTGCTGGACGTATGCGGCTCATGTCCCACTGCGGTATCTTACCAGCGTATAGCATAGCGATAAGCTCACGGAACGCTGATGCCCAACCAATCTTGCTGTCACTAACAACAATAACAGTGTCTGTCTTATGGAAGGTCTCTGCAACTTCTGGTAGCTTGTTAATGAAGTTACGCTCAACGCTGAAGCCTACGCCTGTGCCACACATCAGAACATACATCAACTCGTCAAAGCTACGCGGTGAGTCAATGTGCAGATAGCTACAGTTAAATCCTGCTACGTTATCCTTAGACAGTGCTTCGCCTGCTGTCATCATACAGCGCATTGAAGGCATCACATCCTGGTGCATAATAGCTTCTTTGAGTAGGCTGTAGTCTTTACCTTTTAGCTGTCCACGTTCTTTAAAGAAGTCTACATAGCGTGTTACCGTCTCTTCCCAAGTCTCTCGTCTGCTCTCCTCTGGTAGCCAACGTGCGTACCTGCTCTTGTGTATAAACTGCTGATACTGATCCATTATTTATTCTCCTTTGCTACAATCTTAGTCAGTTTAGTTAAGTACCAGCCAGCCTTCTGTAAGTCCTCTACCTGCTTGCCTTTGTAATCATAGCGCCACAGGTATTTCAGGCAGTTGCCCTTGAGGTAGCCTTTGAATGCAACACTGGACATGGATTCCTCTATTGCGTCAATACACTCTATGTTGCCTGTGTTGTAGTGTGTAGGTTGGTTTACGTTATCAATAATCTCTTCAGCTTCCTCTTTTGCTGCCTTCATCCACGCCTCTAGTCCTGTCTTACGTGTCCTATCCCAATCTGCTGGTGTTGCGTCATTGATGCTCATGCTTAAAATCCTCTGCTAATTCTTCTAATCTGTCGTTGATGCGGTCACTAAACTTGTTGACTAACTCTTCTGAGCTTATGTCTAATATCTCTATTAGTGTTAGTTCGTCTAGTTGCGACATCTTCTCCAATAGTTCATAGTATGTTAGAGGCATCCTAGTCTCCGTATTTCTCTCGCAAGTAGTTTATACTGACTGGCATCTCATCACAACCACCGTTTTTAACTTCGTTGAGTATCCAGATACCTGACCAGCTTCCGTTGGTCTGTGGTGTTAGATAGTCCTCATCGTGTTGGTAGAAGATACCGGCGAACAAGCCTAGCATGTTAGTGCCATCTGCCTTACGCGCAAAAGCAACGTCCCTGTCTTGAACATGCCCCATCACACACGACATATACTTCTTCTGTAGCATCAGCTTTGCACTGCTGACTGGTCTGCCCATCACACCGCTGGTGAAGTAGTGAGAGTAGGCGATGTCGTCAATGATGACAGGCTCTAAGAAGTCATACACTTCCCAACCCATCTCTTCAAGCTTCAGGTCTTTAAAGCCAATTAGCCCGTCTAGCTTAGGGTCTGAATTGACTGCTCTTTCGATGCGGTATTCGTGGTTACCTAGAGTGAACACCATGCGAGGGTTCCAGCGTTTGTCTTTGTTGCGTATAAGACGCTGTTGCTCTGCTCTGATAGGCTCTAGAAAGGCTTCCATGCCCTGTATACCTGCTTCGATGTCGTTGCTGTAGCGTCTGCCCTCAAAGTTGCGAGTGCCGCTATCGTAGCTGCTCAGGGCCGGCATGTCCCAGTGGTCTCCGATATGTACTATAACATCAGGCTTCTTATCTACAGCATACTGTCCAGCCCATCGTAGATGCTCGATAGGGTGTCCAGGTTTTACTTGTGTGTCTGGTATTACTAGATGCTTAGTCATTATCTTCTCCGTGGTGTGCAAAGTCACCGTGTAGTTCTTCTCTGGCTTTTCGCACTACTTCAGCAGCCTCTTCTAAGTTATCGAAATAACCTAAGTGTATGGCTTTTCCTTCTAGTTTAATTCTACTTACCCATTTCTTGCGTCCTTTGTGCCAACTGACTCCTTTATATCCGCTGGTGTTGTTAGCGTTCGTTTTCCTGTTGTGTTGATTTTGACCGCGAGTGGCTGCTCTTAAGTTTTCTATTCTATTGTCTAGCCTGTCTCCGTTAATGTGGTCTATTGTCTTGGGTAAATAGCCTTTGTGCATCAAAAAAATAAGTCTATGCGCTCTATAGCTGTTATAATTTATTCCCACACAAATATAACCATGAGATTTTAAAGTACCTGCAATAGTGCCTACTTTGACTCTACTTCCTTTAATTGATGGTCGTGTTTTCCAGATTAAGTTACCAGTTTCTTTGTCGTACTCAAACAAATGATTTAATAAATCTACAGTTAAATCTCTCATTTCTTACGCCTCTTGCGTTCTGCATTAGTCTTAGCAGTGTGACACTTGTGACACAGTACTTGATACCCTTCAGCTTCGATGAACATCCTCTCAATGTAGGTGTTCCAATCTATAAAGCCTACTGCTGGGTCTACTACTGGATCTATGTGGTCTACTGCTGCGTTGTTGCGTCTACGCTTCTTTCCTTCTAGCGGTGGTAGGGTAGCTGAGGAGCCTTTGCCACACTTGGCACACTTGTAAACTCCTCTAGCTACTCTAGCCGCTGACTTGACATCGTGCTTTACACCCCACTTAGCGTGAGCCTGTCGGAGTGCAGAGACGATAAAGGAACGAAAACGTGCTTCTGTCCATCTACCATTATTCCTTGTCTTCATTGAAGCTCCATATCTCACCTTCGTAGCGTCTTAGCCAGAGCATCCTACCATTCTCTATCACTCTGGCCTCGTCACCATCGTACATCTCTACACACTTGTCGTATAGTTCCTGCTCAGTAACGCAGTCCTTCAATATCTTCTCTGACTTCTTCTCGCCAATACCTTTGATGCCAATGATGTTGTCAATCCTGTCACCCATCAGTATCTGGCGGTAGAAAAAGCGTAAGCCTTCCTCTGGCTTAACATAATACTTGCGTTGTTTAACAAAGTTATAATGCCAACCTGGAATCTGGTCAAAGTCCTTGTCTAAAGAGACCATGATGGCTTTATCACCGTGTGTGGTTCCTGCTATAGCTATGGCATCGTCTGCCTCTTCTCCTTCAGTAACTACAGCAGCCCACTTGTCGATAAGGTGTTGGCGCAGTGCTTGGATGTGTACTGGCTTTTCCTTATCCTTGCGGTTTCCTTTGTACTCAGCAGTAACGGCATATTCCTTGCGGAAGTTTCCTTTGCCAGTGAGATACAGAACATAGTAGTCTGTTTCCTCGTCTACGTTGAGTTGCAACAGGATGTCGGAGATAAAGCCGTCAATGGTTCTAACGGCTGTCTTCTCTGATTCCTCGTTACATGACCAACCTATGCGATAGACCAATATGTCTGCATCAATTAAGATCATAACGCTTCGCCCAAGTCCACATCAGTAGTCTCAGCGTTGCCGCCATAGGGGATTAGGTCAGTGACCACTAGCTTCAGCAGTGTAGGGCTACGTCCTGCCTGACCCGCTGGAGATTTCCAGTCATAATAGCTGACTACTGCTTTGGCTTTAGAGCCGTTGCCTACTAGGATGCCTTTAATCTCAGCACCGTCAGTGTCGTAGATGCGGATAGGGTGGCTAGACTTTGCAGTGATAAAGTCGCCCTGTCCAGGTTTGTTACGGACATTCAGACCCATCATCTCTAGCGCCTCTGCCGCTGCTTTGGATAGGTTAGCTAGGTCTACTTGGTACTTACCTGACATACGGTTTACTTCAGTCAAGCTAGACCACATCATGTCTGCGTTGATTGTTACTGGTTTTGCTTCGCTCATACTAATTGCCTCTTTGGTTGTTTTAGATCACAACTGATCTACGTATATTATATCACGAATGATAAAGTTTTGTCAATGTGTCTCTGCCCAGTTGTTTCCTACATTGTATTCAGCATCAAGAGGGCAGCGCAGGTCTAATACATCTCCTGCATTCCTGATGGCTCGTACTGCTGCTTTGCCTACTACATCAGCAAAATTCTCTGGTACTTCTATCTGAAACTCATCATGCACATTGGCCACTAGCTTGTGTGGTATGTCGTATTGGTTAAGTGACTCTGACAACAACACCAAAGCCTGCTTCATCACAACAGCACCAGCACCTTGTAGTAGCGTGTTAAGTGCAGCGTGTTCGCTCCTGACT